GAAAGATGATAGAACGGTGGTTGAGGTCTCATACACTGTGCGAGTTAAGCCTTCCGGAGATGCGAGCGATATCGATGTCTCCACATCTTTGGTCGGCTACTATGATGAAAGCCGCAATGCAATCAGCAACTTCATGTCGGACAAGAAGCGTGATCACGATGATCTTCTTGATTGTAAAAGCACGGGAGTATTTGAGAGTGAATTCGTGGCTCGCGTGCAGACTAAATTGCGGTAGATGTGTGTTGAGGCAGGCGTAAATGTTCCAACGTTGGAACATTTGCCATACCAAAGGAGGAGCCGATGAAGCCTGTACAGATTAAAGCCGCACTGATACTGACTGGGCGATCACAGATCGATATCGCCAACGATTTGGGCGTGCATGCTCTTTGGTGGCAAGCAGTTCTTCTTCCATCGTCCGGAAAGATTCGATGAACTTCCATTTCCAGGCGAAAGCCTTCTCGCCGGTGAAGCCCATCACGGTAAAGGCGAATCCATCGTGGGTAAGTTCGAAGTAAGGGTGCTTCTTTCCGCGCTCATCAATGTAATCTCGTGGCTCAAAATGGAGCCTCGAGATTTCCTCTGGCGAGTCGGAAACCACTTTTCGAGATGAAGCCTGTACAGATTAAAGCCGCACTGATACTGACTGGGCGATCACAGATCGATATCGCCAACGATTTGGGCGTGCATGTATCCCGCGTTAACGAGGTCATCAATAACAGGTCGGCGAATAAACGCATTCGCATAGCCATTGCAAAAATCGTTGAAAAAGATGTCAAGGCCATATGGCCAGACGAAGCGTACAGGCGGCCGAATGGCCGCATTATCGAGCCGGCACGAGCCGCCGCATAACCCACACAAGGAGCGGATAGGTAGTTGGCGAAGGCCGGAGTGAAAAAAGTGAATGGCTACCTCAAGTCCTTCAAGAAAGTGCAGGAGATCAAGCACAGTTTTCAGCAAGACAGCTATGCCTGTTAATTGACAACCTCTCCCTGCCGCGCATAAGGTAGGGTTTCGTTCCAGATGAGGCCGCCGGAAGTAGTTCCGGCGGCTTCTTTTTTTATAGCCTCCATTATCTCGCCTTGTGGGTGATGCCGGAGCCTGGCGCAAGCCGGGCTCCTCCTTCACCCGAGGAGGCAACCTGTGTCGAAAATAGTCCGCGCAATCATTCACTGCGCAGCCACACCGAACGGTCACCCATTTACTGCCGAAGATATCCGTCGATGGCATACCGCCCCGAAGCCTGAAGGTCGAGGCTGGAGCCATGCCGGATATCATTTCGTTATCGAGCTCGATGGCAAGATCGCTCCACTGGTTCCACTGGATGATGACCAATTCATCGAGCCGTGGGAAATCGCCAACGGCGCTCGCGGCTTCAATTCCGATTCCATCCATATCTGTATGATCGGAACCGACGCATTCACAAGGGCGCAATGGCAGTCACTCGGCCAGCTGCGCGAAGATATCGCAGATCTCTATTGCGGCATCTCTTTTTATGGCCACAATGAATTCTCATCCAAAAATTGTCCCGGTTTTTATGTCGGAGCATGGCTCACCTCGCCTGAAAGCATTGAAGCACTTCATTTGCTGGAGGTGCAGTCATGATCACAGCTATGATTTATATTTGGTGGGCAATATTTGCAGTGCTGTTTTTGTGCTCAAACGGGATGGCTTGGTTTACACTCAAAATGAACACCAAGTCAGGCGACTTTTTAAAAGAAGATAAGCAAATAGCTATTGGTTTTGTTGTGGTTTTAAATCTGATGACCGCGCTTGCCTGGTTTACCATTCAGGCGCTTAAGACGGTGGCCTGATATGAATATGATCAGCAACCCTGACGGAAGCATCTCAACTTCGCGCCTGTTCAATGTTGTCACCTGGGTTTGTCTGCTGCTCAAATTCATGCTTCCGGAAACTTTTGGTGAGCTTGACCCGAATCTGGCACAGGTTCTTTTGCTTGCATCCAATGGCACGTATGCCGTCCGCGCGTTCACCCAGGGCAAGCACGGGCAGGCGGATCCGCGAGGTAATAAAAAAAGTTATACCGATGAGGGGGAAGCATAATGCCTTTGTCATGGATGATTATATTAATCATCATTGCTTCGATTGGCGGCTATATCGCCTATTTAATACGGCAGCGTAAACGCGCTGAGAAACGCGCTGCCGCAGCGCTTCAGGAGCGTGATCAGGCCATTGTTGAACAGCACGTCACACAAAAAGCACAATCCGCTGAGCGCGCATATCAAGAGGCTTATGATGATGTGCTGCAGCAATCAGAAAACACCAGAGAGAAAGGGAGTGGTGACGATCACTCCCGAATACTCTCCCGCTTAAACAATAGTGCTCCACTTCTGCTCTGCTTGGTGATGGCCGGATGCATGGTACCGGCGTGCACCACTGCCACTAAGACCATTGAGGTGAACCCTGCTGAGCGAGTGGTGATCCCTGCAGCTGATCCACTGGAGCGCTACACGTTCCGATTCTTTGATAATGAAGAGCCTTCTAATGCAGATGCACTTATTGAGTTTTATAAACAAAATGGCCTGTTCTGCATTGACCCTGCCGATGCCAAAGCACTGGCCAATAACTTCGATAAACGCCTCGCTCGAATCAAAGGGCTGGAAGCGGTCTTGCGTGAACTTGGCGTAGAAATCAAGGCTGCCACCAGGGGGAAGCCATAATGGATGATGCAGATCGCGCCCAGATTCTCATCGACAAAAGGCTTGAGCGTTCTTTAAATGAAGTGTTAAGCCATCCCCATGAAGCGCCGCTGGATGATGAGGGTGGTAACCGCATCTGTGTTGAATGTGAGTTGATCATCCCGGTTAAACGCCTTGAGGCGGTGCCCCATGCAGTGCGCTGTGTTCGCTGTCAGGAAGTCATTGAGGGGCAACGATAATGGATTATGAAATAGCTAAATTCTGGCTTCAGGTATTCGTGCTGATTATCAACTTCGCCCTCTGGTTGTTCGTTTGGAACAGCAATCGCAGCCGTGTTACGAATGAAAAAATCACCATGCTTGAGAAAAGCCTGGAAGAAAAAATTGAAGTGCACGGTAACCAGATGGCGCGCATGGATGAGCGGCTCAAAGTAGCCATTGGTCAGACAGAGCTCAAGCCAGTCTACGACAGGATTAATAACATGGATAAGCAGCTGGGCGAGATTAACGGCAAGATGCACACGCTTGATCTGATTCACGAGTTTTTGATGAAGGGAGGTAAATAATGGGACTAGCTGAACACAAAAGAGAAGATCGACGGCTGTTGATTCTCAAAGCATTGGCCAGCGAAAATGACTATGCCATTTCTGACATGGTGATTCGTAGCATGCTTCGCGAGTATGGCCACTCTGAATCGGCAGACACTATTCGCACCGATATCGCATGGCTTGACGAGCAAGGGCTGGTCACGTCTGAGCGTGTCGGCGTAGCGACAGTGGCAATAATTACAGATCGCGGCCTTGATGTTGCGAATGGTCATTCAATTGTGCCCGGTGTTCGCCGTCCGCGTCCGGGTGAATGCAATGGCTAAGCTTACCCTCTTATCTAACCCTCAGAAAAAGGTCGTCGACACTATTGCGGCTTTTCATGTTGCTTATGGTCTTGCTGCCCATTTAAAAAAAGAAGGTTGCGCAGACACGGATATCATTGTTTCAAACTGGCTGGATTCTTGTACACCTAAACAGAATCAAATCATCAGGGCTTATCGAAAATGTGTACTGAATACTCATCGAGAGATGGCGAAAGCTTTTGACAAGGAAAAACGTAATGGCACCGCGTAGTAAGCTTGAGAATCTACCTGATAATTTGCAGGAGCAGCTCAATCAACGCCTGCTTGAATCACACTATCACGGTATTGATGAACACCATGCCTGGCTTATGTCTGAAGTTGACAGGCTCGGCATTGAGTTGCCAGAGCCTATCAGCCGTTCAGCTGTGGGTAGATATAGCCGCATGCGCAAACTTGAGCAGCAATCTATCGGCGAGAGCGTGCGTCAGATGCGAGCCATTCAGCAAGAATTTGGCGACAACCCGACATCATTCCTGGTCAACGGCAACAACATGGCTCAGATGCTGGCGTGGAAACGTGTGCAGGCAGGTATCAATGGCGATGTGGAAGTGGATGAAGAGTTCTTGGCCAATATTTCCCTAGCCATGTCAAGAATGGCGAAAACAGCCGTGATCAATGACGACCGTGAGCGGGATATCCGTGAGGATGAGCGTAAGCGTGTTGCTGAGCGGGCTGCTGAACAGATGGATAAAACCGCCCGTAAAGCCGGTGTATCTGCTGAAACGATCGCATTGATTCGCCGCGATGTGCTGGGAATGGGATAATGCAAAAGCATATTGGTAACGCCAAGTGCATACCTGTCAATCCTGATGCTATTTTTCTACCTTATCAGGAGCGGTGGATTAAGGATGATTCAAGACTAAAGTTGATGGAGAAAAGCCGTCAGATTGGGTTATCGTGGAGCACAGCGTATCCATTGGTTGAGCGCTGTGCAGCTGCAACGGCTCGATACGACCAATGGGTTTCATCCCGTGATGAGATTCAGGCCAAGCTATTCTTGATGGATTGCAAGATGTGGGCTAATGCATTCGGTCAAGCGGCTGAAGACCTGGGCGAAATCGTTATCGATGAGAAAAAGAAGATTAGTGCGCAAGTGCTCAAGTTTGCATCAGGGCGACATATCTATTCCATGAGTTCCAATCCCGATGCGCAGGCAGGTAAACGTGGCGGGCGTGTATTGGATGAGTTTGCGTTGGGGAGGGATCCGCGCCAGATGTGGTCCATTGCATACCCCGGTTTGACATGGGGTGGCCAGATGGAAGTGGTCAGCACGCATCGTGGCAGCAAGAATTTTTTCAATGAATTAATCACGGAAGCCAGAGAAAAAGGCAATCCAAAACATATCAGTCTGCATAGAGTGACTTTAGAAGACGCGCTTAACCAGGGCTTCTTATTTAAGCTTCAGATGGTGCTACCAGCAGAAGCAGAGCAGCAAGCGATGGATGAACAGGAGTACTTTGACTTTATCAAATCAGGGTGTGCCGATGAGGAGTCTTTCCTTCAAGAGTATATGTGCATCCCTGGTAACGACGATGCCGCCTTCCTGGAATACGATCTGATTGCCAGTTGCGAGTATGCATCAGGGGAGCGCTGGGAGATCACCCTCGAGGATGCCATGCGTGGCGATCGCGAGCTCTATGCCGGCCTCGATATCGGCCGCACCAACGACCTGACTGTGCTGTGGATCGTCGAGAGGCTCGGCGATGTGCTCTATACCCGCAAGATCATCACCATGAAAAAGATGAGCAAGCCGGAGCAGGAGAAGGTGCTCTGGCCCTGGCTTGCCTGCATGCGGCGCACCTGCATCGACTATACCGGCCTCGGCATCGGCTGGGGCGACGATGCCCAGGCGAAGTTCGGGCAGTACCGCGTGGAGCTGGTAACCTTCACCGGCCCGGTCAAAGAAGCGATGGCCTACCCTGTGCGCGGGCGCATGGAAGATAAAAAGCTGCGCCTGCCGTATGAGCCGGAGGTCCGAGCGGATCTCCGATCGGTTACCAAGGTGGTCACCTTGGCAGGAAACATCCGCTTCACCGCCGAGCGAGACGCCAATGGCCATGCCGACCGCTTCTGGGCGCTGGCTCTGGCCGGTGAAGCGGCCTCGTCACCCGGCATGCAGATCGAATACCAGGGCATCAGCCGTTCTCCTGATCATGCCAACCCGTTGCGGCCGGATCACCGGGGCGATATCAGGCAGAGCGGACGCTTCGGAGGTGGGGCATGGTGATGCCACGCAAATCGACGCTGCCGTGCGCAACAGGCTTTCAGGCCGCCATCATGCGTCAGTACCCCGGAAAAGCGCCCGTAACGCGTTATAACGCCCTTCTCGGGTCTATCTCATTGCAAGGAGAGCAGTCATGGTGACGCTATACAACCATCACGGCGAAAAAATCGACCGTGGCGAACTGAAAGAGGAGCAATCAGCTCCAGGCCTGCGCAGTGTGCGTCAGGTGTTTTCCAGCTACCCATCCAATGCGCTGACGCCGGTACGTCTGTCCAGTATTTTCCAGATGGCAGACCAGGGCGATCCGCACGCGCAGTGCGAGCTGTTCGAGGAGATGGAGGAGAAGGATCTGCATCTCACCTCTGTGCTGGGCACACGCAAGCGGGCCGTATCCGGTCTGGAGATCAGGGTGGAGGCTCCCGATGGCGCCGATGCCAGGGAGAAGAAGGCAGCAGATCTTCTTGGAGAGCATCTGGCCGGCATCGAGAATCTGTCGGAGAAGCTCGTGGACGTGCTCGATGCGATCGGCAAGGGCTATTCCGCCAGTGAAATCATCTGGGAGATATACAAGCAGGAAGCGATCATTGCCGATATCAAGTGGCGCGAACCTAAATGGTTCCGCTTCGATCAGGATACCATGAGTGAGCTGCGCATGCTCGATATCGCCAGCCCGGATGGCAGGGCGCTGACCCCGTTCAAATATGTAACGCATTTTCACAAGGCGAAATCGGGCATCCCGGTGCGCGGCGGCATTCTGCGCCCGTGCGCATGGATGTACCTGTTCAAGAATTACGATTTCAAGGACTGGGTCACCTTCGCCGAGATCTATGCCCAGCCGCTGCGCGTTGGCAAGTATCCCAATTCTGCCTCCGAGCAGGAGAAGGATGTGCTGCTGCAGGCCGTGGCCAACATGGGCAGCGATGCCGCTGCAATCATCCCGGAATCGATGCTGATCGAATTCGTGGAGGCCGGCGGCAAAACCGGCAGCACCGATCTCTACGAGCGGCTTGCCCGCTTCTGCGATGAGCAGATGAGCAAGGGTGTGCTTGGCCAGACATCAAGTGCCGATGCCCAGAGCGGCGGCATCGGTACCGGCCAGGCCGATCTGCACGGCGAAGTGCGCGATGATCTGCTGAAATCGGATGCGCGCCAGCTCTCCGGCACCCTCTCCCGCGATATCGGTCGCCCGATTATCGATCTGAATATGGGGCCGGTGCGGCGTTATCCGAAGATTACTGTCATCGTCGAAGACCCGGAGGATCTGGCGCTGCTCGGCAAGAATGCCAATCTGCTGCACAGCATGGGCCTGCCGATCGGTCAGGATTTTCTCTACAAGAAGTTCAACATCCCGAAGCCGGAAGCCGGTGAGGATATCCTGCCGCAGGCGATGCGGCAGCCCCCTGATCTTCCGGATGCAGATGAGCAGCAATCAACCGATCTGGCTGCCAATGCACAACAGGCCGATTCTTCTCCGGCCGAGCCATCAGACATGATCGCCGAGCGCATGAATCAGGAAGGCACAGTATCAATGCGCGGGTGGCTCGACGCGATCGAAACCATGCTGGCTCAAGCCGATAGCCTGGAGCATTTCAGGGCAATGCTTCTCGCTGCATATCCCGATCTGGACGGCGATCGAATGGGATCAATGATCGCCAACGCTATGCTGGCGGCAGAGGTTGCGGGCCGTTTCGATATCGAGGAGTCCGCCGGCGATGCCTGATACTCAACCATCGGTTTTGAGCGGCGCTTTCGCGAAGCCATTCCCCGAGCAGGTTGCTTTCTTTCGCGGCAAGCTCGGTAATCTGGTGCCGACAGCGCGATGGGATGATATATCAAGGTCTGCTCATGATCGTGGCTTCATGGTGGCTGGCGCGGCCAAGGCCGATCTGCTGGCCGATCTGGGTGCAGCTGTTGATCGCAGTATCAGCGAAGGCAAGAGCATCGGTGCCTTTCGCAAAGATTTCCGCGCCATCGTCGAGAAGCACGGATGGCATGGGTGGACAGGCGATGAATCGGATGCCCGCCGCGCCTGGCGGACTCGCATCATCTACAACACCAACGCCATCACCAGCTATTCGGCCGGCCGCCTGGCGCAGCTGCGCCAGGGAAACTTCCCGTTCTGGGTCTATCGCCACAACGATTCGGTCAACCATCCGCGCCCGCTGCATGTAGCCTGGGATGGTTTAACGCTCCCCTCCGATGCGCTCTGGTGGAAAACCCACTATCCGCCCAACGGCTGGGTTTGCCGCTGCTATGTGCTTGGCGCCCGCTCGGCAGCCGGCGCGAAACGCCTTGGTGGAGATCCGGACAAGAAGCCGGAGTCGTCATGGAGCGAGTCAGACCCTAAAACAGGTGGCCCTGTCGGTATCGATAAGGGCTGGGACTACATGCCCGGTGATTCTGTATCGGATACCGTGCAGGCAATGGCGAGGAAGACACAACAATGGGAATACACCCTGGCCAAAGCCTACATGCAGGGCGTGCCATCCACCGTGCGTGATGATCTTGTCCGGGCGTATCGCGAGCTACCATCAGTGGCCGATGATGTGAGGCGTTATGCAGCCGCATCTCTTGAAGGACGATCAGTTGCGCCATATAGAACTATCGGCCTGCTCACGTCAGCTGATGTGGCGAAGGTCGCAACGCTTAAAGATGGGCTGGATGTGTCCTTGTATGATTATGCAGTAGACCGTAGTGCGGTCGGTCATGTGCGGGATCATCATGGCGATGCCGGCACGGAAGCGAAGCGCGGGCAACGTGCGATCGTCGCAGATGATTATGCCATGCTTCCGAAAATTCTGAATAACCCGGACACTGTCACTTATGGGGGAACAACGGATATAGGTCGGGATGCGATCAGGTTTACGAAAGCCATCGGTGATGAATTATTTACAGCTGTGTTCGAAATCAGATCGGGGAGAAAAATGCTGGTGCTGCAGACTTTCTATGCGGGAAAAAAATGAACCGATCCCGCCACCCTACGTCCAAGTCGCTTCTGGGTATGAGCCAGACGGTGGCATGATCAGTTCACTGATTAGGAAGTATAGACCACTATGAAGATTAAAATCAATGACAGCGAGCTGCAGGCTACATTTCGAAAGCTGATTGAGGCAGGCACGGATATGGAGCCGGTCTTCCGCGATATCGGTGAATATCTGATTTCATCCACCAGGCAGCGATTTGTCGATGGCGTTGGGCCTGATGGAGAGGCGTGGGCTGAAAATAGCGAGCTGACGCTCTCGCGAAAGAAAGGCGACAAGCCACTGATCGGAGAAACCAAACGCCTCTCCAATGAGCTGGCCTATGCCCTGCTGGGTGATGGCCTGGAGTTCGGATCGACGATGGAGTATGCCGCTGTGCAGCAGTTCGGTGCAGATCAACGATCCTTTACAGGCGGCAAGTCGCCCTGGGGCGATATTCCGCCCCGGCCGTTTATCGGCCTCTCTTCAGAGAATGAGGTGGCCGTCAGGGATATTCTGATTGAACACCTGCTTGGCTGATGTTGCGGCAGCGGTGATGATGTGTGGCCTGCTTGCCAGTGCCTGAAATTGACTCCATGATGGCTGCATTACTCAACAGGGCAGCCGCCGGAAGCACTTCCGGCGGTTTTGTTTTTTCTCCCCTTCATTCTTCGCATCTATGGCGAAGCGCACCAATCAACCACAGCGGCAGCAGGCCCGGCAGATCGATGTCGGGCTCGTTATCTGCTCGATCGATCCGGCCACTCTGGCCGAGGATAATTCCCAGCGCATCCATCTGATCCCGGTCAATGCCGACGGTATGGTGGTCGGCTTCGATGGGCGCAAATGGAAATACAACGGCGCGAATATCATCGCCAATGCTGCCGGCATGAAGGTGCACCTCCCCGGCGACTATCATCACGCATCACTCGATGCGCAGAAGACCGGAGCGGTTGCCCCGGCATCCGGCTGGGTTGATCCCGCAACCCTGACAGATGAAGCCGATGGCATCTGGGGGGCGGTCGAATGGACGCCCAATGCAGCCGCCGCTATTCGCAACCATGAATTCAAATACACGTCGCCCGTTTTTACCGCACACAAAGTGAGCGGAGAGACGCTGGCGCTCAAGGGTTTCGCACTGACCCACTACCCGAACCTCGGCGATCTCACGCCGGTGGCAAACGCACAACTGGAGGATAAATCGATGGATGAACTACTCGAGCGGATTAAATATCTGCTGAACCTGCCCGAGCTTGCGACCCCTGAAGAGATCCTGGCTGAGCTGGAGAAGGCGGTTGCCCGTCTGAGTGCCGCAATCAGCTCGGAAGGCTCGGAAGAGGCCAATGCTCAGGCCAACAATGACAACAACCTGATCGATCTGCTGTCACATCTCGAATCGCATGTCGCTACGCTGGCGGCCAATAGCCAGCAGGATCTGACCGGCTATGTGCCGCGCGGTGAGTTCGACCGCCTCCGCATCGAACTGAAAACCATCACTACCGAGCGAGAAAGCAATCGTGTTGAACTGGCTGTGAACTCCGCCCTGGATGCTGGCCTGATTGCGCCGAAGTCGAAGGCATGGGCCGAGGGCTACTGCCGCCGTGACCCGCAGGGTTTCGCCGACTTCTGCGCCAATGCTCAGAAGGTGGTGCCGCTCGGCGAAGATCCGGCCCCGGCCACAGCCGGCGCACAGGCGCTCTCCGAAGAGGAGCTGGCGATCTGCTCACAGCTGGGTATTTCCCAGGATGAGTTTCTCAAAACAAAACAGGCCCAGGAGGTATAACCGATGGCTTTAACCAAAGATGCAAACACACCCGAGCGCGATGGCGCTCTGGTCAGCGCCCCGGTGGCTGCTGCCACCATTATCTATGCCGGATCGATGGTAGCCCTTAATGCCGCCGGAAATGCCGTTCCTGCTGCCGATACAGCAGCCCTGAAGGTGCTTGGCCGAGCCGAGTCGCAGGTGAATAACGCTGCTGGCGCTGCCGGCGACCTGAAGGTCACCGTCAAACGTGGCACATTCCGCTTTAAGAACAGCGGTACCGCTGCACTGGCTGCCGGTGATGAGCTCACCAATGCCCTGGTCGAGGATGACGGCACCGTCGCCAAGACATCAACCAATTCCATCGTCGCAGGCAAGATCATCGAAATCGATGCATCCGGTGTCTGGGTCGAAATCAAGTAACGGAGGATATGAACCGATGAAATCAACTATCAAAACTATCAGCGCCTGGTCGTTCGCCTTTCTGGTGTGTGCCCTGGCATCCACGCTGGGTGGTGATCCCGCCTATGCCGGCGAAGCGATCGGCTTCGATATCGGCACTGCCGGCCTGATCGGTATCGGCGGCATCATGGTCAACGCGCAAACGCTGCAGGCGGCGCAGACCAGCTTTAAGACGCTGTTCCAGAATGCATTCAGTGCAGTGAAACAGTTCTGGACCTCCGTTGCCATGAAGGTTCCGAGCAACACCTCGGCCAATGACTACAAGTGGCTCGGTGAACTGCCCGGCATCCGCAAATGGCTGG